TTATAAATAGATATTAGAAAGTAAAGTTTTTCTAAAAATACTGAATATTTATGTTATAAATAAATCATGAAGAATATTAAATAAAATGGCAGTAGCAAATAAAGTTTTCGTTTCTCCAGGTGTTTACACATCAGAATATGACTTAAGTTTTGTAGCTCAAAGTGTTGGTGTAACAACTTTGGGTGTTGTGGGTGAGACACAAACAGGTCCAGCATTTGAACCTATTTTTATCACAAACTACAGTGACTTTGAATCTTATTTTGGTGGTACTATCCCTGAAAAATTCACAAATACACAAATTCCAAAGTACGAATTGGCGTACATTGCTAAATCTTATCTACAACAATCTAACCAATTGTTTGTTACAAGAGTTTTGGGTCTATCGGGTTACGATGCGGGTCCATCTTGGACTTTAACAACAATCGCAAATGTCGATGGTTCAACTGTTGGATTGAATGGTACTGAAACACCATTCACAGTAAACTTTACTGGAACAACAGGTTCAACTACAATGGGATTCTTAACATCATTCCCAGCTAATATCCAAAACAATTTGGATACACCATTTACTCAGTTTGATGGTAGTACAAGTACTTTGAGAACACAAATAAATGCTCAACTATATGCAATATTACTTAATAACTCTCTTTCTGGTACATCAGCTTATTACTTTGGTACCATTGCAACTGATGACTATAACAACATATCTACAACATATACCGCAGAAACTAACGTTTATCAAGTTTCAGGTTTAAGTGAAAGTGTTGCTGATTACACAGCATCGGTAGATGATACTTGGTATTACGCAAACTTTAATATTTCTTCAGATAATGATTATACTGGTTATTCTTGGTATAATGTGGTTAGTACATTAACCGGTGCATCAGGAACATATTCGGGAACAGTATCGGGTACAGTTTACAATTACACAGGTACCGCATACACACAATATAATAATTTAGTTGCAGCAACACTTCGTTCAAGAGGTATTGCAAATTATGTAAATGATAATGGACCTGTTTATACAGTGTCAGGTTTAACAAGTGTTATTGTTGATGATTCAGGAACTTATTCAGCGATTACTCAAAACCCATTTGCGAGTTTCGCAATTTCAGGTCAAACAGCTGCGGGTAATAACTTTAGTTTCCAAACATCTCTTAGTCAGACTGACGCGAACTATATTTCAAAAGTATTTGGTCAATCTAATTTTGGTAAACTTAGAGCTGAAGTTCCGTTATTTGTTGAAGAAACTTTCCCGAACTTATTAAACTACGCATACAATAAGGGTTACATTAGAGGATTAAACAGTGGTTTAATTGCACTACCAGGTTTAAGATATGCAAGTACTACTGACACTATCGCAGATTACTTAGTTAAATACCAAGCGGCTGAATCACCTTGGGTTGTTTCACAATTACGTGGTAGTTCAGTTCAAAGATTATTTAAAATTATTTCAGTTTGTGATGGAGATTCTGCAAACGTACAAATTAAAATTTCTATCGCAAACATATCATACACAAACGGTTCGTTTGATTTGTTAGTTCGTGATTTCTTCGATACTGATTCAAATCCTGTGGTAATAGAAAAGTTTACCAACTGTACTTTAGACCCAGCAAACAATAGTTATGTTGCAGTTAAGGTCGGTACAAGTAATGGTGAATACGCTTTGCTTTCTAAATACATCATGTTAGAAATGAATGAAGATGCTAACCCTGATTCATTACCATGTGGTTTTGAAGGATTTGAAATTAGAGAATACGCAACAGCGACACCTCCATTCCCAGTATATAAAACATCTTATAACTATCCTGGTGAAGTTATTTATAACCCACCATTTGGTAACACAGCAGGACAAGATAATACAACTCAAAGTGCTGGAGATAGAACAAGAACATCTTACTTAGGTATTTCTTCTCAAGTAGGTTATGACCCTGACTTCTACATGTTTAAAGGTGTTCAAAAACCAACTAACCTTTGTATTGAAGACCCCGCAGAACCTTGGGCATACAAAACTAAAGGTTTCCACATGGATTCAGGAGCAACAGTTGTATCAATTGTTGTTGGACCAACATCAGGTACACCAGCGTTCTTTGTGGGTGATGCGTCATTCCAAACCGACCCTGAAAGTCCAACAAACCCATATTACACAATTCAATCAAGAAAATTCACTTTCTTAGTACAAAAAGGATTTGATGGTTGGAATATCTACAACGAAAGTAGAACAAATACTGACAGATTCCAATTAGGTGGAGCTGGATATCAAAAAGGAGCATGTGCAACAACAAGATATCCAAACGCAACTGGTTGGGGAGCATTTAAACCAATAGCTCTTGGTGAGTTTACAGATTATGCAAATACTGATTACTATGCATACTTGTTAGGTATCAATACATTTGCAAACCCTGAAGCAACAACAATTAACGTATTTGCAACTCCGGGTATTGATTATGTTAATAACTCAAACTTAGTTGAGGATGCGATTTCAATGGTTACATTTGACAGAGCGGATTCTATCTACATTTGTACTACACCAGATTGTAATGTTTACATACCAACACAAACAGACAATTTCATTTATCCTACTGAGGCTGTTGACAACTTGGTTAATACCGGTATTGACTCTAACTACACAGCGACTTACTACCCTTGGATTTTGGTTAGAGACACTGTTAACAACACACAAATTTACATCCCACCAACAAATGAGGTATGTAGAAACTTAGCATTGACTGACAACGTATCTTTCCCATGGTTCGCAACTGCGGGTTACACAAGAGGTTTGGTAAATGCGGTTAAGGCTCGTAAGAAACTTACTCAGTCTGATAGAGATACTTTGTATCAAGGTAGAATTAACCCTATCGCAACATTCTCTGATGTTGGAACAGTAATTTGGGGTAATAAAACTTTACAAATTTCGGACACAGCACTTAACAGAATTAACGTAAGAAGATTGTTGTTACAAGCTCGTAAGTTAATTTCAGCTGTGGCTGTTAGATTGTTATTTGAACAAAACGACTCAAGAGTTAGACAAGATTTCTTAGATGCTGTGAATCCTATTTTAGACGCAATCAGAAGAGATAGAGGTCTTTACGACTTTAGAGTAACAGTAAGTAACAACCCTGAAGACTTAGATAAAAACCAAATGGTTGGTAAGATTTATTTGAAACCAACAAAAGCTTTGGAATTTATTGATATTGAATTCTTCATCACTCCAACAGGAGCATCGTTTGAAAATATTTAATACTAATGTTGAAAAACAAAAAAAATATTCCAGTGTCATCATTACTTGAAGGTTTTGATGACGCTGGTTCGCCAGATTTAAAATATTATGCATTTGATTGGGATGACAATTTAATGTATATGCCGACAAAAATAATTCTTCAAGACGAAAAAGGTAACGAAGTACAAATGTCGACTGAAGATTACGCTAAATATAGACATGATATTGGTGTAAATAATTTTGACTATAAGGGTCATAAAATTGTTGGTTATGCTGACGAACCTTACAGAAATTTCAGAAAGGAGGGTGACAAACAATTTAAAATTGATTCAATGAAAGCAAAACCAGGTCCGGCTTGGTCTGACTTTATAGAAGCGGTTAATAATGGTTCAATATTTTCAATCATCACAGCAAGAGGTCACCACCCCGACACTATCAAAGACTCAATTTACAATTTAATAATTTCCAATCATAACGGGATTAATAAAGATTTATTAGTTAAGAATCTTAGAAAATACCGAGACTTGGCTGGTATGGAGGATAAAACTGATATGGACTTAATTAGAGATTATCTCGAATTAAACAAATATTACCCTGTAAGTTTTAACGACCCAACGGGTACTTCCAACCCTGAACAACTTAAAGTAGAGGCAATGAGAAACTTTATATCATTTGTAAAAGAACAAGCAAATATTTTAGGTAAAAATTTATATGTAAAAAATGATATAAGTAATAAGTTTATACCAACTATTGGTTTTTCAGATGATGACCTTAAAAATGTAGAAGCTATGAAGAAACATTTAGAAGATGAACCAATATTAAAGACTTATTATACTGGTAAAGGAACTAAAACTAGATTCTAAAGAATGATAAATTTTGAAAAAACAAAGTAAATACAAAAATTTTCCAGATGGATGTATTTATAACTAAATAAAAAGTAATAAAAAAAACAAAAAATAATATACCATGGCTGATTTATTGATGAAAATGCCGGTTCCTTATGAACCAAAAAGAGCTAACCGATTTATATTGAGTTTTGACCCAACATTGGGTATTAACGAATGGTTTGTTGAATCAACTGGAAGACCTTCAATTGATATCAATCCTGTGGAGATTCAATTTTTGAATACATCAACTTTCGTAGCTGGTAGATTCAAATGGAATCCAATGACCATAAAATTCCGTGACCCAATTGGTCCATCAGCAACTCAGGCTCTTATGGAGTGGGTTCGTTTACATGCAGAATCTGTAACAGGTCGTATGGGTTATGCTGCGGGTTACAAAAAAGATTTGTATTTAGAAATGTTAGACCCAACAGGTGTTGTTGTTGAAAAATGGATGTTGGTTGGTTCTATGATTACAAAGGCTGCTTGGGACAACGCTTCTTATAGTGATGACAAGTTGGCAACAATTGACGTGTCTATCCAAATGGACCGTTGTATCTTGATTTACTAAGATTGTATTTACTTTTTATTATTGATTAATAATCAAAGTGAGGTATATTTAACACAGGGACTAATTCCCTGTGTTTTTTTTTATGGACAATACTTTATTACAATACGGACAAGAAAATTTTAACTTACCACATGACGTAGTTAAATTGCCTTCAGAAGGTAGATTTTACGACTCTAAAAAGAAATCTGTTAAAGTTGGATACTTAACAGCCGCGGATGAAAACATCCTTATGTCAACAAACCCCGATGATTTGATTATCAACTTAGTTAGGAGTAAAGTTTATGAACATGATTTGAGACCTGACGATATGTTAAATGGTGATATTGAAGCCATATTGATTTTTTTAAGAAACACATCTTTTGGTCCTGAATATAATATCACTGCGGTTGACCCCCAAACCGGAAAAAGGTTTGAAACTGAAGTTCTTTTAGATAGTTTAGATTTTAAAGTTCCTTCAATCAAACCAAATGATGACGGAACTTATTCAATTACACTCCCCAAATCAGGAACAAATTTAAAAATTAGACCGTTAACTTATAAAGAATTACAAGATATTGAAAAATTAGGTGAGACATATCCAAAAGGACGGGTTGCCCCAAAGATAACTTGGAAATTAATGAAACAAATTGTTTCTGTTGAGGGAGATAGTACAGAACAAACAAAGTCAAAGTTCATTGAGGGACTACCTATCATGGACTCAAAATACATTAGAAACTTTCTATTTGAAAATGAACCATCAATCGATTTAAGAAAAACATTATTAGCCCCGTCAGGAGAAAAGGTAGAGGTCACTATTACCTTCGGGGCAGAGTTTTTTCGGGTTTTCTTCTGATTACGCAAAGTACCAACTAGACGAATTTTATTTATTGGCGACAAACATGAATGTTTCGTGGAGTGATTTCATGAAAATGCCATCATATGCTCGGAGATATTTTGTGGATAAGATTATAGAACTTTCACAAAAAAACTGATTGATTCTATTTATATAATATGTTACAGCCAACAAATGCACCAAATCCGGAAGAAGAGGACAGACTCAACTATGTTGCTAAATACATAAAAAAACTTCAAGACGGTATTAATGAGGCATATAAAACAATTGCTGACACAACTAATGGATTAGTTGACGAATTAGATGAGGCTAACGCTAAAATTGCTGGTGTTTTTGGACAAACACAAAAATCTGTTGTCGGTTTAAGACAAGAAATTGCTGTGGCACTCCCGTCATTGGTTAGAATGGGTGGTGATTCTAGAGACGCAATCGCAATCCAAGAAAGTGTTGCAAAATCTTTACAAACAAATGTAATAACATCAGCTGAAGTTACACAACAACTTTTTGCAGCTGGTAAAGTTTTAGGTTTTACGGCTTCAGAATCGGGAAGAGTTGTAACAAATTTTCAAAATGCTGGTATTCAAACGGGTGAAATGGTTGAAAACTTACAGAAAGTTGCCAACATTGCCCGTAGTGTTGGTGCCAATACAAGTGCTGTTTTTGAATTGGTTGAAAATAACCTTAATCAAATTAATAAGTATGGTTTCCAAGATGGTGTTTCTGGTTTGGCTAGAATGGCATCTCAAGCGGCTGGTTTGAGAATTAATATGAGTGAAACTTTTGAGTTTGCCGCAAAAGTTTTTAATCCTGAGGGTGCTGTTAATATGGTTGCAACATTTCAAAGACTTGGTGTTGCTGCAGGCGATTTAGCCGACCCATTCAGATTGATGTATTTGGCATCGGAAGATACTGAAGAATTACAAAATCAAATTGTAAAAATGACTGAAAAGTTTGTACAGTTTGATGAGAAGTCTGGTAGATTTAAAGTTTTCCCTGGCGCTAAGAGAGACTTAATGGCTTTACAAGAAGAAACGGGTTATGCTTATGATGATTTGGTTAAGATGGGTGAGGGAATGGCTAAATTCAAACTGTTACAAGGTGAATTTAAAATTGGTGGATTTAGTAAAGAAGACCAACAATTTATTTCAAATGTTGCTCAATATAGTAAAGAAAAAGGTGGATTTACAGTTAAGTTAGGATTAGGTGAAGAAAAACTTGTTTCTCAAATTGGTTCTTCAGATTTGGAAAAAATTAAAACTTTTAACGCTCCTGTGAAGTTGGAGGACTTAGCCAAAGAACAATTATCGGTAATACAGACAATTAATCAAACTGTCCAAGCATTGGTTTATGGAACAGCGGCACCGGTTGCGGCATCAAAATTTCCTGCAGATGCTAAAGAAATTGTTAGAGCCATGGCACTTACCGGACAAGTGGAGATTGATAAACTAATTGGTAATACCCGAAACACAATTCAAACCATTGATGGTGGGTATCAGAAATTAGCGTCAACGGCTATTAAGACATTTAGTGGTAAAGCAAGTGGTGCTGATTACGAAAGATTGTACACCCAAAGCACTGAGGCATTTTTTAAAAATATTGAAAAATTTAGTACAACATTATCAAATATGTCCTTGGCTGATATGAAACCATTTATAAGTGAGGGAAATTTGTTGGCTAAAACGGCTAATGCTGGTGCCACGGCATTAGAAAAATTTACAGATAAATTAAATGGTTTTACAACTGGAAAATCACCACAAAATATGAATCTCCAAAGTACTCGAGATGTTAATCGAACTGATAATATTAATGTTAATTTTTCACCTCTAAAAGTTGATGGAAAATTTGATACAGGAGGGGGTTCGGCGGAATTGACTCAAAAACAAGCCGAAGCTGTTGCCAAAATGGTTGCAGATGCCATTGCCAAGGCAATCCCAACAACAACTTACGGAAATCTTCCACCACTTAAGAAATAAGGAGGATAAAAAATTGAAAAGTTTCTATTTATTATAAAAACTAAACATGCCGAGTAGATTAACTCTTCCTGCGACCGAATTTGAAAGAAGACGAAATTTATTAAGGAACTTACCTCCTTATAGAAAACCAGGTGCTTTCACACCAATGGGTTCGCCCGGTGTTATTGAAACCGAATTAAATGATTATCAAGTTGTTGATTCACCTGATAATTTAATTGACAATAGTCCATTTTCTGACATTTTATATCCAAAGAATAAATTTGGTCCAAATGGTGGTTACGACAAAGATATTACGGGTTTAATTTCCAATTTACAATCAAAAAGTAATGTTGGTCCTTATGGTCCTGTTCCCCCATTTACAACTGCGTTACAAGATTACTCAACGACCTTTATTGGTAAGGCGTATATTAAAAACGCTTATAGCCCTGCAAGTGGTTCGTATTTTTATTACGAAATATCTGATTTAATTAAAAAACAACTGAATAAGACTTATTGGGAACCAATGAGTTTTGTTCCTTCAAGTTACTCACCTTACGCAGTTTTATTAGAAGAAGACCCAAGTGGAGACAATGGATTGGCATCTCAAGATTCACAATTGGCTCAAATTGGTGTAAAAGGTGCTAAAGATAGTTTCCAAGAAAGAGTTAATCAGAATGTAAGAACTCAAACATTGGGTCGTCTTAATATATTGGGGGGTATAAAAGACCCCGTACAATTGGCTCTTATTGTTGCGGGAAAAAGACCATTAATTGCTCGTGAGTTTAAAATTACTGCGGGTGGTGGAAATATATTATCACAAGGTCAAGATATTGTTGAAAGAATTGTTGGTTTTACATTACCGATTTCTCCAATACCTGGTGATTATTTTGAAAGACGAGATTACAACTCATCTCAATCGGCAACAAGAGCATTTTCTAATGGAAAAAGAGGTGGTTTATTTGGACTTCGTGGAAACAGACCGGTAAATCCATCACAGTTATTCTTGGATTATACAGGTTCAGGACAAAGAGAACAGTTAACCAATAGTTTATCTACAAACAAATACAGACCTTATTATAATACAGGGGGTTCTGGTATTTTATCGGCTCTTGGAAATGCTATTACAGGAGCATTTGCTAGAGATGAATCTGAAGGAAATTTCTATGTCGGTACTGCAGAAAGAGACCCATCGTTCATTACATCACCATCTGGTCAAATACCAATCGACCAATATGGTAACCAAGTATTGGCACCTGTATATGGTCCTGATTTATTAGCCAAAGACTTTGAGGGTGAAGATAATAACTTTATAACACCATTTGCTAGAACAAGTAATTTTGCTGAAACTGGTGACCTTTCAGGTGGTTTTTCATGGGTAAGTGGTAAGTGGGCTGCCAACTCGGGAAGACGAATGACCCCTAAAGGTGATTACGGAAGTGAAAGTCCTGATTGGAATCAAATTTCAGGTTCATTTATTAAGAGTGAATCAGATACAAAGACATTTAAACCTGGTTCTATTTTAGATAGTACCCAAAGGTTAATTGATTCACAACCAAACGATGGGGGTAGATTTGCTCACGTTGGTAATGCAATACAACAAACATCTAAAATATTCAACGATGGTTATAAACAAATCACAAAAGGTTCTCAAGTAATCAAATATTCTGATGGTCAAACAAATGTTGGGATTGAGTATTGTCGTATTTTCACCAAAGATACTCCGTACTATACCTACAATGATTTACAGAAAAAAGAAGGTAACATAAGAAAGTTCACTTATTCTATATTAGATTCAACATTCAATTTGAACATCGCACCTGAAAAGGGTGGTGATAGTCTTATTACTACAGGTTCAATCAATGGTATCACACAAGGAAGAGTTAAAAAATATATGTTCTCTTTGGAAAACTTGGCTTGGAGAACAGGTTATAGACCTGGTTATAGAGTTAGTGACCTTCCCGCTTGTGAACAAGGACCAAACGGTGGTAGAATTATGTGGTTTCCACCATATGACTTGGCATTCAATGAAGATACAAGACCTTCATTTAACGAAACAACATTCTTGGGAAGACCCGAACCTATATACACTTATAAAAACACATCTCGTTCAGGAAGTTTAAAGTGGAAAATTGTTGTTGACCACCCATCAATTTTAGATTTGATTGTTAATAAGGTATTAGCTAATGAGGGTGATAGAGAAAAGGTCGACTCAATTGTGGATTCATTTTTTGCTGGTTGTAAAAAATACGATTTATATGAATTGGCAAAAATTTACAACACAGTTCCTCTTACTGAATTACAGGCGTGGCAAGAATTAATTAATAACCCACAAATTACGAACGAACAATATTTGGATGCGTTTAATAACATTAACCCTGATGAAGGAACTGGTCCAACAACAGGTGGTGATGATACTATTGGAACCGCTCAAGCAACATTTGATGTGTACAAATATTTGGGATTTTACTTTGATAATGATATTCCTGGTACTGACCCTCAAGACACAACATCAACCAATTTCCAAACAGCGTATAATGCTTATACATCAATTGCAAATAAACAGACATACAATGGTTACCCCCAAACATCAGGAACAACATCTACCTTCTTTACTGACATTGTAGAAGACAATTTTACACAAATTTTAAAGTTTATGGGTGAGATGTATAACGCCTTGAAACAAAACCAAGTTGGTCAAATTGTTTTACAATTACAAGGTAGTGCTTCGGCACCACAAGAGGTAACATACAACAAACACCTTTCATCAAGAAGAATTGATTCGGTAACTCAATTTTTGAGAACATATCCATTTGATGGAACGAATACTTTGGGTGATTATGTTGGAACCAAAATTTTAATTGCTCCAAACGCTGTTGGGGAACAAGTAACAATAAACACTCCAAAAGGTAAAACAGGAACTTTTGGTTCTGTAAATTGTACAAGAGATTGGCCACAAGGGTCACCATTAAGAATTTATTCGACAGATGCAATGGCTTGTAGAGCGGTATTAATTACTAATGTAACGGTATTACCCGCTGAAAATAATCCATCACCATCAAACCCTACACCTAACGTTGTAAATGTTAACAAACCACAACCTATTAAACCAAAACCACCTATTCCACAACCTACTCAGGATTTGTATAAAGGTGCGTCTAAAAAATTGTTGAGATACTTGTTAAATGAGTGTGATTATTTTGAGGTGATGAAGGCGACTGACCCGTTTGTTTATAGTTCTATAAAAGAAAAATTAAAATATTTCCAACCGGCATTTCACTCAACAACTCCTGAGGGATTAAACTCTCGTTTGACATTCTTACAACAATGTGCAAGACCTGGTGATACAATTCCAACCATTGGACCACAAGGTGAAAAATTGTATAATGACGCTTTGAATACATCGTTTGGGGCACCTCCGGTCTTGGTATTAAGAGTGGGTGATTTCTTTAATACTAAAATTATACCAACAGGTATTAATTTTGATTATGAAAAAACATGGGATATGAACCCCGAAGGTATTGGATTCCAACCAATGTTAGTAAATGTTACATTGTCATTTAACTTTATTGGTGGTATGGGACTTAAAAATCCTATCGACACATTACAAAATGCGTTGACATTTAATTACTATGCCAATACAGAAATGTATGATGAAAGAGCTGAAGCGACTGAAGATACAAGTAAACTTGATAAAGAAATTGTTGAAGCTTTACAGAGAAGACAACCTACCGTGGGTCTTACCAACTTGGATAATCAATTAAAGACTGATGGTGGTAATACAATTGGTGTTCAAACAATTACAGGTACAACAGTAAATGGAAACACAGGTACTTTAAAGTATGGTCCATTTATGAATAATTTTGTAACACAAACACAAAGTTATTATAATACAACTGTTAATACGTTTGATAATGTGTTAACAAAATATAATTATGGAATGTTATCTATGATAAATTCAAATTCAAATGATAATCAATCTTACAACACTGGTAAATTTGAAAATACAATTCCGGATATTCCACTTTGGGGTAAACCACAACAAACACAACAATTCACCGACACCGCTTTTAGCGCGTTGTTACAAGATGTTGAAGACCAAACGTTGACTATTTTTTCTTCTAAATACTTTACAAATCCAAGTATTACGGACGCTCAAAAAAGATTATTTAAGAAAAACTATAGTGATTACGTTAATACATATAAAAATAGTTTCTTGAATGATTTAACAACGGATGTTAATACTTTAGTTGAGGTTCAACAAACATATGTATATAATGTTGATAGATTAAATTTTGTAACAAGAGGAAGTATTGATGGTAAATTAGATAAACAAAATATTGCAATAATATATCCAATTACTGGTACATCAGAAACCGCTCCGGATGGTACGGTTGTCAACAGTTTAGATTATCTTAAAAGTAATTTTAATGAAGTTGGTCAAGACAATTCGGCGTTTTTATATTTCTTAGAACAAGCTAACCTGTATGTCCCAACATCGTATAAATCAGACAAACCAGGAACATTTACGCCACCACCAACATTCCCAACTTTTCTTACGTTTGGTGAATATAGTCAAAGAGAGTATACATTAATGAGTAAAGCCTTATTATTTGATAGGGTTAATTTTATTTCAGCATTAACACAAGGGTTAGATAGAGTTACTTCTAACGCAGTTGAATTTTATTATTCAACAGCAAGTGATTCTTTATTTGGTCAATGGACAAAATTAAATGTTTTGGGTAAAGATTTAGTTATTAATTATAGAGCTAGTGTTGATGGACTTAAATTTGAAAAATACACACCATCATTTGGAACAACACTTGAAAGAATTACAATATTTGAAGAAAACCCAACAGCAAGTGTCGATATAAAGAATTCTTTACAAAATATATATAGTAACAAAAACGATACTTTATTGAAAAACCCATATAATCTTAAACGTAGATTCTTCTAATGGACGCATATTATAACCGATACCAACAATTTTTAATAAATGGAGAACAAACTGTTGTTCCATTTACGCCATTACCATCAAAAACATCTGACCAAAGATATGTTTATAGAACCGGATTTAGTAGATTAGATAAAGTATCACAAGAATATTATGGAACACCATTTTTTGGTTGGTTGATATTACAAGCAAATCCTCAGTACGGAGGGTTGGAATGGAATATACCCGACAATTCCATATTGACAATACCATATCCTCTTGTATCTTCATTACAAGACTATAAAAACGGTTTAGATAATTATTTCTATTATTATGGCAGATAACATACAAGTTAACGACAATATCTTAGTTGAATTAGATTATCAAAACATATGTTTGATTGACCCCAACAAAGTTGTTAATATAGACGGAACTGTTCGAGAAAGACAAATTCACCACGAGGACTTAGTTATGTATGCCAACTTGGAAGCAAAAATGATTCCAAGAAGTAAGTTAGTTGTGGGTACTGGATTAAATGATGCGGTACAAACATTACCAATCGCCTCAATAAATTTCTTGCGTCCCAACGGGGATACAATGTTATCAAACAAATATACAGACCAAATAACTGGTTTGAATGTTCTTAGTGGAAAAGGTACCAACCAACCACAACTTACGAATATTAGTCAACAAAGTAAGGCTGATGATTTTTATGTTAAACAAAATACCTTAAACCGACAAGACACTGGTTTAATAGGTATTGAAAGTATTAGAATTAAAAACACTCGAAGTTTAACACCTACGGTTGAAATGACTTTGGTTGATGTTCAAGGTAGAGCGTTATTTGAAAAGGGTGAAAATTCAGAATACGCGGCATTTTTCAATTTGCCATATCCAACTTTTTATCTAACACTAAAAGGTTATTATGGTAAGGCGATAAAATATCAGTTGATAATGACAAACTTTTCAACAAGTTTTGACGCAAATACTGGTAACTATAGAATTGATTTAAAATTCTATTCATACAAATATACAATATTGGCGGAACTTCAGATGGGTGCCTTATTTTCAGTCCCATTTATGTACACCACAGAATATAGAATTTCTGAAACGGCACCACAAAGTGGTGCGGTAAATGCGGCGATTAATAGTAATGTTTCACAAAATGGTAATAGTCAAAACTTGACTAGGTCTGTAAGAACTACAAAAGGACAAGAGGAGATTAATAAAGTATATAAATTGTATAAAGCCCAAGGATTAATAAGTCCTGATTTACCGGAATTATCATTTCCTGAATTAAGAAATAGATTATTTAGACTTGAAGAAAATATAAACAAAAGTTATGGTGAGGCGGATTTTACACCTTTAACAAATATTAATACGTATGTTTCGTTTTTAACATCGTTAAGAAATGATGTTGTTTCAACTGATGGTAATTCTTGGTTTAATCAGTATATTGACCAAGAGAAGGTTTTTGTTTTAAACAAAGAAAATACGGGTGGAGAACCAAATGTATTCACGTATATATTCAAACCAAACATTTTAAATGACCGACAATTGTCTGTTAATGCTTACAATCAATTAAAGAAAATTGTTGACCAATATAAAGAAACCTTAAGTAAAAACCCAACATTAGGTAATGACCCAGGTACATTTACCGTTGATGGGAAAACAACTAAGTCAAAAATTAATAGTCTTAATAGTTTGGTAATTGCCCCATCCGCGGCTTCATTAAACGTAGCAGACAGTGTTAGACAAAGTTTAAATGTTGATGATATTGACTGGACTCAAACTTTCCGTATTAGAGAAAAGAGAGAACCAGTTGGCGATGAAGTACTCGAATTAATTAAGAAAGAATACGAATTTTTTCGACCAATAACGGTAGGTGACGATAAAATAACTTTATTACCAACATATAATTTTGTTTTTGATGGTATATTCAGAGGTAAATCATCATTTAATAAAATTATTGACACTACTTTTTCTGATGTTTCAAAAGTCAAAGAACAAGTGGTTGTTGAACTAGGATTATTTTTAGAGAAAAAAATTGAGGGTGATAGTGGTTTAGGGTTTAAACCTACAATACGAAATATCATGGCAATGATATTTGCATCAGCTGAAGCGTTTATACGACTGTTAGACAATGTACATACTGAGGCTTGGAAACAAAGATTAAACCCTATTAGACAAAGAGTTGTTGTGGATGGTGCTAAATCAAGTACCACAACTGAAAGTAAAGATTATGTTCAGTCAAACAACAATAACAATTTGGCGACTGAACCAATATTCCCTTGGCCACTCTATTTTGTTGAAACAAATTCACCTGATGGACAACCATTTGAAATAAGATATTTGGGTGATGCTAGTGAGTTAGGTTTTACTCGTGGAAACAATTATGAAATTTGGCCTGAGGTTCAGTTTGTTGAAGAATATATTAAAGGGTTGGTTCAGAGAATATCACCAGGATTTACACCAACAGGAAGTCAAAACGAAGGAAGAAGTATACAAAGGATTTCTTTAAACGCTGTTGATTTCCCAATGACAAACATACCATATTCTGACTATCAAACGGTTAAGTTCTTATATGAAATTTATGAGAGAGTTTTAATTGCTGTTTATTATGATGGATTGGCTAAAGATAGTTCTAAACAATTATCTGTTTATAGAACACTTTCAGATATTGAGGTTACTAATATTACATCATCATTAACTAGTACAAGTCCGGCATTAACCAAAATTCTTAAAAACATTGCACTTAATTCGGCGGATTATTTACCAATTCTTCGAAACATATCTAACGATGGAACTGGTCCTAGTTGGCAACAATTTATCAGAGGTGAATTTACCTCTGAATACATGAGAACAATTACTTCTCAAGATTATAGTTTGTTAAACAACTCATTCCTTTATCAGAGTGATGTGACACCAAGTACCTCTAAAGATGTTGAAACATTAACAAATGTTGAACAATACTTGGAAAGTAGTGTGTCAAATGAGCCAAGTAATTTTTTATCTTTATATCCTTTTGTAAGTCAAACTTGGTCACAACAAAATTTGGCAAATACTGGTGTAACGTTAAACACAAGATACAGTACAAACAAAAGTATCTTTGTTAATGACAACAAAAAATTTATAACCAATTACCAACCAAATTTTAGTCAAAATACAAACAGACCGTTTGTTAATTTTGATTTTTTGAGTTCCAAAACACCAACAGTTGTTAATTCTAATTTCAATTCATTTTATAGTGTAAGAAATTTTAATAAACAATATTTGATAACTGAATCTATTGTTGAATATACAAATCAAACGGGAAATGTTGATATTAGTCAAACAACATCAATGTTGAATACACCATTCTTTGTGAACTCTCTTTTACAGGGTATTAATTACGATAGATTAAATTCTACACTATATCCATATGTAGGTCCTGCGTATTTGTTCTTGAACTCTTTACCATTGGCAACTTTAAGAGAACAATATAAAACATTAGATGAAG